TTTGCCTCGCACAGTGATGAATCGACAAAGACGCGAGTATCAAGGTGATTCCCACCCCTTCTTCAAGGTTGAGGAACACGTTTGCCAAGACTGCCCAGAGAAAGGCTCTCTCTTGCCCGTCCTTCTGTCTTTTGTCGATTTTTATCTGACACCCGTTGAAATTGCTGACCAAATTGGATCTGTTGGAGTCGTAGTGACGCACGACTTCCCCATTGGCCACCATATCATTCATGATGGCGAGTCCTTCATGTATGTGAATCACAACCAGGTGAAGATGATCACTCGTGGCGGCTCCTCCTATGTCCACAACTACAACATGTGGCAACAAGAAGGATTTCTCCTCCAATCTGATGGCCACCCCGTCACCTACCGATCCATATATGTCAACAAGGAATTCAGTACCCGCGTGCTCTTTCTCAAGAAGGTCGACCAGCTTAATTACTGGCCCCGCTTTGAACTGAGCATTTTGGATTACCTTGTTGGAGAACGCCCATTCGTCGCCGAAAACCTGCTTCTCAAGCAGGCCGCCGGCCGCTCATTCCATTGTGAGACAGACGAAGGCGATCTCTTTGGCATGTTCGCTGGTGAAATGTGGGAAACAAGCCGACATCTTCTCGTACCTAAGTCCCTCATCGATTACGTCTTTCGAAAAGCAACATCCTACATGGTCGATACGTTCCGCCATGGAGCTGCTATCAAGATATCCGAAGCTGCTTGCTCCGATTTCGATCCGGCCTCATTACTGAAGATGGCACAGGCTTATGCCCAGTACTTGGTTGACGATTACGCCGCATCTCGTGTCACGTTTCCAACCGCCGACTCCAGGCCCTACACCTTCGGTCTCATAAACCCGACCAATTTCGTTTGGGGGTTAGACCCGGGCTTGGTACCGGTTGAAGGAGAAGCTAAACAAGTCAGCACGACCCTGCCTAAGGCGCTCGACACAGACACACCTGATCTGCGTCATGAGGCGTCCTTTCCCAAAGGCGGGGCTCTTGCTGGGACCTCCGCTGGTCGAAGCCCCAGCTCAGGTGCCGTCCAACTGTCCGGAGAACGCACTGCGATCCATTCAGACCAGAGTTCTGTCGCCGAGTCCTATAGCTCATGCGACAGTGCGGGAACGTCTACGGTTCCAACACCTCCTCTGGTCCAACGTGTCCAGCCACATCTCTCAACACCATCCCGGCGTTCTGGGAAATCTGCGGCCACTCGCAATAAAAGAGTGGGTCAAGCGATACCCAGCCCACAAGGCCGAAGGATTGTTGGAGGCGTTCTACAACCCATCTGTGAAACGGCTTGCTAAAGCATTTCTCAAAACCGAGGCGGGTCCTCCAGGCGACCCCAGGAACATTACTTCTATGGATGCTACATATCTGGCCAAACTCGGGCCATTTATTAGTGCTATAGAACATTTGTTCGTCAAAATACCCTTCGCTGTCAAAGGTATCACGCTCCACCAGCGTGACATCCGCATGCAGCCCATGTTAAAGTATGAGTATTACTTTGACTCTGATTTCAGTCGTATGGATAAAACAATCGATGTCGCGTCACTCAAGGAGTTTGAGTTCGAGATATACAACCGTATTATTCATCCGGCGTACAGATCCGAGCTGAAGAAATTGACCAGTGTTCAATTGCGCACTTTTGTGCGGCATATGATGGGTTACCATTACTTTATTCGTGGCCAGCGTCTCTCAGGCGTAGCAAATACTTCTATGGGCAACATGCTCATTAACCGTGGACTGATGCTCTACATATTCGATCATCTCGAAATACCATTTGTTGGATTTTGCGAGGGTGATGATGGATGTGGAGGTTTCAGTTACGAGGGAGATATTGCGTACGTAAAGAGCGAGGCTGAGCGTCTTGCCGACCTATTCGGCTACAAACTAGAGTTCAATATCAGCAGGTCTCTGTCCACAGTTGGATTCTGTGGCAGACACCTCGTGGACTCGTTTGGTGAGATAGTTTCTCATTGCGACGTTTTGCGGACAATATCTAAATTTCATATCACGACAGCGAGGCGTGTGTCGACATCGACTGAACTGAAGAGTCTACTCGTCGCGAAAGCGATGGCCTATCACTCCACCGACAACCATACCCCAATCGTGGGTGAGTTGTGTCGGTTGGTGTTACGGGTGTTCCCCGACGTGGCTCCCAAATGGGATCAAGACATGTCATGGCGTGCAAAGCTCGGTGAGGAGCGTACGCGAACAGTAGATCGATCGGCTCTCGAAGTGTCCGTTGCTACACATGTAGGCTGTGGTCTCCAATTTTTACGAGACTACTGCCAGTATCTTGACGCTTTGACCTGTTGGCCAGAATCTTTTGTCCCCATCTGCAACGAGGGGGCTTATAAGGCCAACTGCCACGACTTTTGAAGTCGTGAGCCCCACGCGTATTTCAACATACATTTGCATTCACACA